CTCCTGCAGAAAAGGATTCCTGAATAACGGTTTGGTTAGTCATCGGCGGTTACACCGTTGGGCCTGGAGGCCTTGTGCCTGGGAGCCTTTCAGATCCGGTACGGGATGCTTGTAGCCAGTTTGATGTAACTCTTCTGGACGTCCCTTGCATGCCATCATTAGCTGTCGCCTCATCTAGCTTTGCTTCATAAATTAGGTAGTGCTGCTTTTGCAGCTCACGCGATTGTGTCATCGCAATGGCGAGGTCTGCCGCGAGCCGAGCAGCCAAGGCTTGCACGAACAACGCGGAGAAGCGGTTGGGGTCGGTCACCCGCACAACTGCCTTAATGCTCACGGCATCCTCATTGGTTACTATTCCGTCACCTTCCACCCGCCATTCGTAGTTACCGACAACCTCCACTACCCTCAAAACATCTGGTGGTATAGGGAACGCATTGGCAGGTCCGTTGACCGGTCCTGTCTGCGCTTTAGGTAAATCATAACGGCCAATAGCAAATGTCCAGTTTCGTGCCTCAAGCACCGCGTCCCTTACGTCCGCGTAGATCGCCTTGCACAACCTAGCCTCAGTCGAATCATCATTCAACGAGGTTATGTGTTGCCCTCCCAGCCAAGAAATTGCCTGGTTGCATATAGAGACATCACTAGCCATAACTTACCCCAGTGGGTCTGTTTTGACAGCTTTCTTTTTCGCAGCAGCTTTTGGGATGAACTTCTTCACCTCATCTGCTGGGTAGTCATGTTTGAACCGTTCGAGAACCTCTTTCTCGCTCGCTCCTGCCTTGACCATGCCTTGAATCTTGTAAACGTCACCGTTTCTCATTGCTTCTCTCCTATGGTGCCGCTACATCTGCGCGGCTGTTGATGGCTTGCTTGATAAGCCGTTCTTCGGTTGCTACACCTGTGGTGGCTCTGCCGAAAGATAGTGTGGCAGCTACGCCATTGGGGACTTGTACGCTGGATTCTTGAATCCCTGTTCCCGCATCCACTGTTTCGATAAGACCTGTTTTCGGTGTACCAGATGCTTGGACGGTGACTATCAGCCCCGTCTTACTGCCTTTTATCGCCACGATAATCCTCCTCGCTAATTAGCGAAAGGGGAGCCGAAGCTCCCCAACCGATTAAGATACAGTGTCCGCAGCCTTAAACTGGACAATGTGTTCATCTTCAACACGAACAGCGCCCATGTTAAGCATCATGTAGACCTGCCATGCGAATGACATATCAGGACGTTCTGCAACTCGGGTAGAGATGTCACCAGCAACGTGCAGACCAATGGCCTTCTTAGTGAAAGCAAGGCAATCAAGCTGGTCAGCAGCAGGGGCGTTAAGGCGGTTGGAGATAATCCAGTTGAAGCCGAGGAAGTCTGGTAGGTAACCAGATGCCAGTGCTTGCTTCTGACCTTGGAAGTCAGAGCTGGTAACCTCAATAAGCTGCATCAGCTTACGGCGTTGCTTAGGGCCAATCACGAAGAAACGTGGCTCGTCTGGGTCAATATCGTTGGTGTAGAAAATCTCGTCCACTTCAAGAACAGTGTCGAGGGTAATCTCACCGCTGTAGTCACCGACAATCTGTGTAGCTGGGAATGCAGAAGAACCACCCGCGCCGTCAGATGCGGCAGCGAGTGCTGCACTGATGATGATGTCGTCAATCTGACGGTTCATGTTCATCACGAGGTTTTCGGTAGACGCACTCTTGGGATCAATCAGCATTTGAACGATGTTCTCTTGCTCGATTACGTTACCTGTGTCATATGTAGCAATAACACTTGCGCGGCGTGTCCAATCCAGACCGTCGGTAGAACCAACTGCACCAGAACCGTTACCACCAGAAGGGGAAACCATGCGCGCAGAAGTTTTTGCACGAGCTGTGGACGCTGCGAGGCGGTCCCAGTTGTGGCCTTCTGATTGTTTGTTTACTTCGGATACGCAGCTGCGAAGGCGTGATTGCTTCTGCTGTGCTAGTTGACGTACTGTGTTCTCGAACGTCTTGATATATGCAGACGTAATATTAATAGCCATTGTTCAATTCCTCTCAAATAGGGATAGTGTTTCAATATTTTTGAGGGAATCCTAAGCTGGGCCTCTATACAAATCAGGTCAGCTGGGCCATAAAGGGAATCCGGCTATGGATATAATTAGCCATAGCCGGACGAATGTCAAGTCTCCGGGTTCAACAATTCCATATATTTCAGTCGCTTCGCTTGGAGAGCCTTGTACTGAGGGTCGGTTGGGTTCATGTCGAACATCTTTTTGGTGATCTCATTGAACCGTTCTTGTAGCTCAGTAGGTGTGTGTTCACTGACAACAGACTCGTCAGTGACGAAGTTATTGCCCTCACCACCGAACTTCTCGGCGACACCATCTAGCCAACGGAGGGTTGCTGAATCAACAAGCCCGTTGGCCATCGCCTCCTGTAGCGCCGGTGGAGCATCGAGTTGCTTAGCAATGTTGGCTGCACGAGCTGCTTTCTGCTCGTATGCACCGCCCCACTCACCTCGTAGTTGGTCAATATCAGCCTTGTGCTCTGCGTTGGACTGCGCGCTCAAGTCGTTGTCGGCCTGTGCTAGTCCAGCCACCACCTTCTCAAACTGGCCCTTACTGATGCCCGCTTCGTGCGCCATCGCAGAAAGTTGGCCATAACGCTCATCGGTCATTCCGTTCCATTCTTCCGGGCGAGAATATCCATCTGGCGCGTCCGGCATTCCGAGTGCCTTATATACATCCTGCATTGCCGCAGCATCTTCACTGTTCGGAACTGCCATAAGGCCGACGTTCTTCTCTATGAGACTTTGACGGAATGCGGCCATATCCTCAGCTGGCGCATCAGGTCCGGGTACTCTCAAGGAATTACCAACCATCGACTTGGTATCAAGGAATCGCTGGGCCAGTGCCTCAACGCTCTTGACATCTTGCAGCGTCGGGTTGCCTTGCATCTCTGCTGGCAAAGAACTCATCCAACTTTCGTTGGCCGATGCCGCCGGTTCTACTGCCGCCGGTTCTACTGCTGCTGGTTCAACTGCTGCTGGTTCTACTACTGCTGGTTCAGTCATTTATTGCTCCTCCTAATATTAGGAAATTTCGAGCCATTATCCTCTGACCGTCACTATATGCGGTGGCGTAAGGATCGCCTGGTACATGGCTCTGTTTGTTCGCGTAAAATTCAAGGTCTTTACGCAACACCTCTCCGTTCGCCCCTGATAGGGCCGCACGATAAGCCTTCTTAATCTGGTCATCTATTTCGTTGCTCATACTGGCATCCCCCCTCCCATGCCTGCGTCACTAAGTGACTTAGCACCTGCGCCAGCGTCTTTCATTGCACCGGCTAGGTCGCCCATCTGTTGGTTCTGCATCATCTTAGCCTCTTGCTCCTTGCGTTCCGCTTCCTCTTCGGCCAACTTATCATCAGACTTGATGTACTTGGCAGGGACACCCATTCGCAACGCGGTGTCGCGCATCGCGTCGTTCCACTCAATCGTTTCGATAATCTCCGGTTTGATACCGGCTACTTGTCCGAGGATGACCAGCAGGTTCTGGAAGGCATCAACAGCCCCCATCTTCTGTGCCCTGGCCAACGGCCCGAGGTATTCGACCTCAAACTCACCTTCCATCTCTTCGACAACAGTAGGCATGTCGGGGAGTATGCCTTCGCGGTAGAGGATGTTGAAACCTCGATTAATCATTTTACTGAGTTCTGACTGCAGACGGAACATCGCAGGGCCAAGAAGCCGTTGCATCTGCTCGTACCGAACATGGATTTCGGCGGCTGTCATGCGGTCGTTCATGGGCAATTCGAGCTGGTCAACAAAGAACGCCTGTCGGATTGCGCTTACGAGATCGCCTTTCTGTAATTGACTTACATCAAATCGGGCACCTGATTCAAAAGGTTTGATTGCGTCCAGGTCACGGACAACCGTCTCGCCTCCTGGGGAGAGGTCTATGTCCCCGATGATGCCGCGTTGACTGGTGATGACTGGCGGGTCAATGACCTTAGCAGCCGCATCAAGTATTTGGCTGACTAATCGGTTCAGTGTACGGATGTCTGGGAGTGAACTCATTGCCGGGGAGAATCCAAACTTAGATCCTGCCATGCGCCCCCACCGGAATACATACGCTGGCATCTCGTAGTAGCCGACTTTCTTCTCGGTCAGCTCAGTGCTGTCTTTCAAGAGAACAAACCGTTCTTCAAAAGGTCGCTTCTCCGGGGGGAGTATCTGGCTAATATCTGCATCCTTGTTGTCCTCTACGAGCCGAACAGCGTGGAGAACTGAGTATTTAACATTGGCGCTGCCAGGGGACGCGCCTTGTTCTTTGATCTCAGTAGGACATTGCGTAGGAAATTCCAGCATCAACTGCTGGGCAGTGTACTGTTTCTCTCGATATACACCTATGAGATTGCCATTGAAGTCCTCTTCAAAATAAAACTCACGCGGGAATGTTGCCCTGAACATGAACGATGAATCGAGAGGGTTATACTCATGGAACAACCCGGCTGTTCCAAAACCCACCAAATCCAGGTATGTCTCATTGATTTCCAGATTAAAATTGGATTCCTGGATAGTGTCGAACAGGATGTCCTTGCATGCCTGCAGCCATACACTAGCCGATACGTCATCGTTCAGTTCTTGCTGTTTGAACCTCAACCCGAACCAGTCAATAGCTGGTGATGTCAACCCTGAGTGCAGCGCGGCTGCAAGTGACTGTGCTGCAACCACTGCTGTGCTGTCGTATTTGTCGTAGAATGTGCGCTCGATGGAGTTCTCATCGTCGTGGGGCTCGTACATGCGCCCGCGACCAGGAAGAACAAGCCGCCCTATCTCTTCCCATTCAGTATTGATATTGCTTCGTTCGTTCTTGAGAACCTCATATCGGTTCTTTAGTTCGCTCGGTGTCAACGCCATGATGCTGCCCTCTTGACTCTACGGTTGTTTATTGCCCCAACGCCCGTGGGAGCTGAGAAGTGTAATGGGGTGTTAATCGATGCGTAGACCACCGCGTCCCCGCAATCTGGTGACCTGCCCAACCGCTTCTTCAAATTCTCTTTACTCTCAATTTGGAGTACATTGCCATCTCCGATTACATACCTTGGCGCACATAAATCAGCCAGCAAAGCCCCGTCAGGGGGTAAGCATACACGAGAACCGTTCTTTGGGTCTAATGATTCTCTGAACTCCCAGTATACCTTGGCGCGCATATTCTTGTACTTAAACATGCCGGAACTATCTCGGCCGGGCCCTTTCTCGTTGCCGGTGACCGGGACCGTCTGGACGTTCTGGCTCTCCAACCAATCCACCACGGATGTGCCCACACCAATCGCATCGACATGCACCGGGGCGTAGTCTCTGCGTAGTTTCAGTATCTCAGACCCCAAACTCGGGCCATCTGGGACAAGATGGCCGGGTATCCGCTCCAGCTTGTCGTAGAATTCCGAGTCATATAGTCGGGCTATGACCGACTCATCCTGCCCGCCTCGGCTGACATCGGTGCCGATAGCGGTCATTTGTGGGTGGTACTGCCCGGCATAGGGCTCAGTGCTGTATAGGATCTTGTTTGCAGGATGCTCTACCCATCGACGTTGTGCGGCGCGTACCCATTCTGATGGGATTACCTGCCACGCATCGTCATCTTGTCCAGAAGTAAAGTCTCCATAGAGCATTTGAGACCGTAGTGGTTCTGGTAGAGCCTGGAGGGTCGCCATGTAACCTGTCCCCATGAGATACGGATTGTCTGTAACTCGTGACGGAATAAAGGTTCGGGACTTCGGCTGGATAATTTCTGTGAGCGGGTCATCTATCTCTTCCTGCGTAGCGTGGCGCGTACTGCCATCTTCAAACACCATTGGTGTGCCGTCGTCTACTGCGATGTCCTTACCTTCCATCGAGTAGTACCAGCGCAGCTCCCCCGGCTCGGCCGGGTTCTCATGGTGCGGGTCCAACCATGGTCCCCAGAACTGCCTGACCCAATCACCATCGGAGTTTGTAGGAGGATTGCCAGCGCACATGACACGGCATCGCTGACCTTGGGTTGTGGTACGGAGCCAACCCATGGTGAATCGGAACTGGAATTCGAGGAAGTTTGATATTTCGTCATACACGATAAGGTCATGTGGTCGCCCCTGATATTTGGTTTCGTCGCCGGGATTCGGCATTGAGCCAAATTCCACCTGCCTGTTGTCGAGTCGCCATATCTTCTCCGACCCGTTGTACCCATCACGGCCTCCCAACACCTCGGTCATCCGGTCGATGATACCAGTCAGCTGGGTAGCTTCCCTCCTGAATATTATTGTCTTGAGGTGTTCTGTTATTGACATCCCCACGCAGAGGTCGGTCTTTCCTCCCCCCGCAGCTCCCCCGTAGAAAACAATATCCGCAAATGAATCTAGTGCAGTTGTCTGAGGTCCAGGTAGGGGATTCCATAAGGGTTGGTTCTCCAATAGGAATTTACTGAGGTCGGCCTTCTCAGCTTCGGGCAGCGTATTGAGGAACTCACGGCGCTGCTGGTCGTTCAACGCCAGTAGGTTGCGGTGTAGTTCATCCATCAGTTCAAGAAGTCCATCTCATCTTCAACAATAACCTCGACCTCTTCCTGGCGAATAGGTACGACAGTGCCGCGTTTCTCCAATGCCTGAAGATAGAGTCGCATGCGGTTGTCCAGCTCGATGTTCTCCAGGATGCGACCTTCACCATTGTTGCCGCCATCCTGCAATTCTACTTGCTTGAGGTCGGGCAAGACCTTCTTGAGCAGCCTGTCAGCAACATCGGCCCCTGCCTTGAGACTGGCAATGCGGTCCCTGCTCATCGGGACTAGAACATCCGGGTCATTGGGGTTAGCCTCATAGCCAAAGAACAGCATGAGCGCAGCATCCTGCATCTTATTGATGAGCTCACGCGACTTTATCTCCAGCCGCAGGTGCTCTCGCTCCTCGACCCGCTTCTCGGCACGTTTGATGCCGCGCTCGCGGATGCCAGCGAGCTCATGCTCTGGTATGAAATTCGCATTAATCGTTTTCATTATAGGTATTATCCTAGTTAATTAGGGGGTTGGGGTCAAATCGAGCACTCACATGCTCTAGGTGATTCCACATCAAACAACATCTCTCCGGACTCGAATGCAGCAGATAGCTCTGCCATTGAGTATCGAATATGCCATTGAGGGTTGAGTACATTATCCTTTGCGTTCAAATCATCTTCGACTCGATACATGTAGTTCCATGCGTCAGGGTGCAGCTTCCACAGCAGAAAGAATCCTCTAACCTTCTGGTAGGGACAGAAGTAGCATCCAGTGCGCTCAAAATTCTCATAAAGTGGATTGATCAAATCAATCTCATCGAGCTTCTTATCAACATCAGCTTCGCACATTTTCATCTCAATAAGAGGGAATCGTTGATTTTCATCAACCACCTTGGCCCTGTTCCGCTCCGAGTAAGTGTATCC